CATCGACATTTGCTCTTGATGGTGCGCGTGACGCCTAAGACACTCGCGCACGAATTTAGAGAGATTGAATCCCATCCCCTGGTCTCGGATTATTTGAGCGTCGCCAGCCTCAATTGAAATGGACTTGATGACCCAATCCTTTCGGCTCATCGGGGAACCTCCGTCAATCGGTGCGTGATGCCCCTTCGGGTGATGTAGCATTGTTCATTCTGGACGTGGGCAACGGCCTCGAAGTCTGGACAGTCAAAGACGATTTTGCAGAAGGAGCATCGAAGTTTCATTTCTTTTTTCTCCTGGGCTTCGGCCTGGATCCAGGCTTGAGAAAGGCTCGACGCATTTGTTCAGACATGACCGGCCAGGCAAAGGCATCAATCTCCCGAAGTGTGGGTTTGTGGCCGAACAACAGAATCGGCCGGTGCATCCCGAAGGCCATGTATGGGCGAACGACCCAAATCGAGGAGCTACATCGGGGACAGGTTCGCTTCATTCAAACGCCTCCGTTCGGACATACTTGACGAACAGGATGGGGTAATGAATCCCAGGTTTCCAGCAGACATGAATTGACTCTGGCCGACAGTATTTCCCCCCTACCATCCAGGGACACATGAGATAGACGACGGGTGCTATCCGTAGCATTTCCTTCAAGGCGCGGCTGGTGTTTTGCATCCAATTCTTCACCCAGGGCAGGTCGGCAAAGCAAGCCTCAAAAGAGTCATTCTCGAAGGGCAATCCCTCCAGGACATCAGCCACGACATCGGGATTGACGGAGGGGTCGGCATCAACATTCACCGTCCCAAAGTGGTCTTGATTACAGCAGACATGAAGGAGAGGGCGCTCCGGAATGCCGTGCTCAATCCTCACGCCGCCTGGGGTGGCTATGAGAGCCTCTGGATAGGCGGCGCCAGGTAGCCAGGTCGTCATGGGTTATACACCACCAACGGATTCTCTCTCCAGCAAGCCGCACAGCACCATGAAGGGGGATGCTGTTGGGTATTCCTACCCCTGCCCCTACGCACGACCATGACGGCCCCACAGGACTTGACTTTCCAGCATACAATACACTTCGTGACCCTGCTTGTGGGGAACCCCAACCGGATCCAGGTCAGAGCCATTAGAAGTCCTCCAGAGTCGGACACTCCGCCGCGAGTCGCACAGCGTCGGAAATCTCGAAGGGTATTTTGGCTAATTTGTTTGACCTCAACGGGTCGTCGCTCCAGGTGTCCTGGTCTTTCTTGTGGTGCTCGAATTCATAGGGAATATTCAACGTGGGGAGGTTCGTCCAGAACACGAAGGAGCCGACGATTCTGGTGGGCTTTCCCAGGAATGGCTCGAAGTGCCTAATGGCCCCGATTACATTCTCAAAGACCCACCACTTAGCGTGGAGATTGTCGCGCATTTCGATGGCCTTGATGAGAAGGCTCATGTCCGGCTCGAAGTCCTCTCCAGCTCTTGCGGCTGTGGGTCCTGGTGCCGCATAGCCGGTGCTGAATTCGAGGCAGGGGACGGATGCCCAGAATAGGTCAATGGGGCGCTTAGATGCGAGCCAATGGGGTCGTATGGCCATGATGTCGCATAGGCTGGTGCGGTCGATGTGCGCCAGGTCGGGATTGTTGTCGATTCGATAGACATCCCAACCGTTCTGAAGCATGGATTCGGAGGCTCCGCCGAGACCGGAGCAGACATCAACCATCACCGGAGCCATAGACACCCCAGGACGACTTACCTTATCATAATTACTAAAACAACCCTCTTTTAGCAATTATTACTACTACTACTACTACTATACTATACTACTACTACTACTACTACTACCAAAACGAACCTTTTAGGGCCGGTTGAGGCTCCCCTGGGGTATGGATTGGGTTCAAGGGGGGGTGATTCTCATCATTTTCCTTCAAATCGTGCTGTTTCGCGCCCTCCTGGATCTCGCACGGCGCCTGGACGTGGGTCTTGAGGACCTGGACTCAAAATTGGCCGGAGCACTCGCGTCGGCCTTCGCTGAATTTACCGGCGGCGGGTTTGAGCCACCTAATCCCATCCAAAATGCGCTCGCGCAACTGCTCGTTAGCAGAGCTCAGGAAAGCCCCGCCGTTGAAGTCTTGAGCAGGGCGTCCGATGGTAAATTTAGCGGATAGATAATAACCGAGGTTCCGGCCTCGTCTGGCCCGAATGGCCCGAAAGAAGAAAGGAACGCGCCGCCGACGCAAGACTTGGTCAATTTTGAACGGCCTGGAGGCACTCGCCTACGGCCAGATTTTGAGCGTCGGAATTACGGGAGGGGGCATTTGGGAATTCGCAACGGGCGCGACGGATTTGGGCTACCGTTCCAATCGCGGAAATCTCGGCATAACCGGGATCGAGGGGACGGGCATGAGCCTCGTCGGAACCTCTCAAATTTCCCTGGGGGATTTCATGACGCAACCCTCTCTGGCCATAGAGCAGATGACCTCCAATTTCCAGAGCAACATAATTCCGATGGCCATAGCTGGCTTCACCACTTCAATCGCATTTCGCGTAGGACGCCGCCTTTTGAGAAAGCCGATAAGCATGGTTTCGAGAGATTTGGTCAAGCCTGTCTTTGGTCCTGGCGTGAGGCTGTGATATTATGGCGGACGTGGATGCATTCGGTCAGCTGGTGTTGAAGGGCGGCTCAATTTGCCCTCTGGCCAGGACGGATATTGCCGAAGGGTCTGAAGAAGAAATCCAGACCGACGGAAATTATGTCGGGTCAGCTCAGACGGCTGGAACATTCATCACCCAGACTCTAACAAATCATGTCGTCGTCGCCGCCGGAATCTCGGCAGAAAACGACATGAGTTATTGCGCGGTGATGAGTGCTGGAAAGATAAAATTGGCCTTGCCCGTTTCTGGACTCAATGGGGGTGCTGGACTACCCGCCCCCCTCCCATACCCCAAGCAACTCGTTAGCGGCGACCAGGTCAAGGCTCTGGCCTCCGCCGCCGCTACCAGGACCGTCGCCCTCTCCGTCGCTTGCTCCAATGGCGAATACCATATTTTTACGGTCACCCCTTCTGGCGCGTCGGCGTCGGGCCATGAGCTGGTTTCCATTCTCACCGGCCTGGGAGTGGGCCAGACGCTCCAGAATAGAACAATCACTCACGCCTACTGCATGGGAGGCAATAACGCCGCGAATTTTTCAAGCCCTGTCTATTTCGTCAATGGGTCGGGAACCCCGATTGCGAGCGTCACCCCGAACGACCCCGCCGTTGATACAGGCAAGTTTGAACCCTGTTTCACGCCGGTTGCTCTCAACACCCGCGCCCTGGTCTCGACAGATGCGTAGGTGAGTGAATGGCTGTATCTAAGAGAGCGAAGGCGCGATTCAAGATAATGTCGGCCAGCGAAAAGGTAGCGGTGCGAAAGGCCGTCAAGCTGTTATACGACACCGAATTAGTCGGCATCAAGCGTATGCGGGAGATAACGCGGCTCGCTGAAAAGAGGTGAGTCTGTGAATTACACCTACGGCAAGGTTCGCTTAGGCAAAGGCGGGATCCCGGTCGGCGGGAGCGATAACGCGAAAGCATGGCCGGTATTTCAAGCCGGAGAGAACCCCGTTGAAATCGTAGGCGGGACTTATCGAAGTGGCGACGCAAGCGAGTATTACGGTCTGGCGATTGTCCCGCCAGATTTTCTTGCTAATGGGACTGTGACCATTGACGGAGGCAATCAAGGTGTGATAATCCTGATGAGTAATCTCGTCGGAGATGTTCATACCGACGAAGTGCCCGGAGATGTCTATTTCAACACGCCAGGTAAGGCTTACAGGGGACAAAATTACATCATCCCGCCCTTTCATCAAGTCGTATGTTGGCCAAATACGGCCGCTTCAACGGCAGATTTCTTCGTGTCGCTTCTGGGGCTGGACTTAATTGCCTAAGTCAGCTCCAGACCAGGTGATAATTCATCGTATCGAGTTTCAAGAGAGCGAGCGAGAGATACTCAGAGATGTTGCCCTCTCCTACAACTTCAACAGAGTCATGCAACCACTCGTAGCCCTCATCAACGACAACACGACCCTATTGCTCATCCTATCAGCAATCGGCGCCTGGGTAGGACTCAACTACATTCCCCCGCTGGTGGAGAACACCTACGAAATGATTGTTGATTTTCAAGAACAGCTACAATCAGCACTTGACCAGGGGACGATTCTGAGGGAGCGTGTTGATATTGTTGGCTCCGCTATTGGACGTGGGCCGCTATGGGGAGGCATTGACTTGGCTGAAGCATTCTTTGGAGTCAATCTCCCCGACTTCGGTTCTGGATATGAGCCAGATGCCTCCAACGGCGGCGGCGGTGGCTTCTGAGTCCTGGATCCAGGCCGGACCCTTTACCCCCCTACTTTGAGGGTCACTTTCCCAATTTCTTGAGCACTTTACTTATGAAACCTCGAGGTTTTTTCCTGGAGTCTGGTTTTTCGTTGCCTCTCGAACTGATGCCTTCGATTGAGAATTTCTGGTCAATCGTCGAGCGTAGCCATTCCATATTGCCGACCTCCGGGCCCTCATAGGGAATGGGGGCATGGTTGATTTGACCCTCAATACTCAGCTGTGATTCATTCAACGATTGCGGGTCTTTGCCTACGAAGATAGCAAAGTTATGTTCTGAGGGTGACCCCTCTGGCCAGCAGACAGGACACATTGAGCGAGGCAAGCAGACCCCGAGACGCTCTTGAATGCCTGGTTGGCGGTGAAGCATCGACATTTGCTCTTGATGGTGCGCGTGACGCCTAAGACACTCGCGCACGAATTTAGAGAGATTGAATCCCATCCCCTGGTCTCGGATTATTTGAGCGTCGCCAGCCTCAATTGAAATGGACTTGATGACCCAATCCTTTCG